ACAACCAATCTAAGAAAGTCTTAGATTGGTATAGTATATTGCCCCCCCAGATTTAAGAAGTAAAAAAAATTTTTTTATTCTGGAATACATCTCTCACATACACCATCAGTAAGTTCATCCTCCCAAAAAGGATGTAAGCATTCATCACAATCTTGTACATGTATGTCCATGGATTTTAGTATAGCAACCCCTGCTGTTGCCAGTAGGGGTTTGCTTATACACAAACAAAGAAAGGAGGGCTATGAATAAAAGGTGATTTGTTCCAGGAGGAACGATTCACTAATCATGCCTTTCTTAGTAATTAATTATATCATAGATATAAACTATGCAAACAAATATACAGGGTTTCTGTGTGATTGTTCGTAGGCGAAAGGAGGAAACTCCTACTACTACAAAAACCCTGTACTAAAATACTACCACTAAAAACAAAACCTGTTATAGTAAAAATACAAGCAAAGGTTTCTTCCTGCTTTTAGAAAAGGAATCTTGATAAACACTTCTAATAAAGTGGATTAGCAGGACCATGGTAACTGGGGTAAAAGCCCATTACTTCACATATTTATTTGTTACTATTTTTAGTTCATTCTGGTTTTGGGAGGGAGTGACACAGGGTTAGAACCACTCTTCTTTTATATTTATAAGTAATTAAAGATACTTACTTATAAAGATTACCCTACTTATTGTAAACCATACTTTAATACTATACATACAAGATATAGTACCACTATATATAGTACCCCTTAACAGCATATTCTGAGAGGACTAACAACTAAGTTGTTGCCCCCCAACATTTAACCCCCCACATATAGTATATCTTATAAACACACTATATTTAGTATGTTATATGTCCTATTACTAGATATAGTGTAATGGGTATGCAACACAATATATAGTGTATGCCTAGGGGGTGTACCTTTTTTATAAATAACTGCAGGGGTATGTCAGGTTTAAATTATTCTTTTAAAGAGTGGGAAAAAAAATCTTAGAAATACCCAACATAAAATACACAGATAGTAATCTGGATATTACAAACAAACTAAGGAGGAATAATGGATATATATTTAATAATTAAAACTAATTACAAGAATGTAGATAAATTAGAAAAACAATTAAAAAATAATTCTAATATCTTTGAAGTTGATAGATTATTAGAAAATCAATATGATGAGTTATTAAAACCTTATCATATAAACAAAAAAAATAACTAAGGAGGAATAAATGAAAACAATATACAAAGAACCAAAGATATTAGGTAAAGCTAACCAGATGGAAAACATTCATAAATTAAACACTACAGGCAGTTTAAGGAGAATAGAGGGAACTAGCTACGATTTAATTAAATCTTATAATACTCCTATCGCTTATGTGGTAGATGTTGAGAATGGTAGTTTTATAAATGAAACTAAAGTAATTTTATGTAATGAGTTTTATTCTATGACTACTAGAAAACATCAGGCAAAAGTTAGAGAATTGTACTTAGGTTGTGCAATAGGAGAATTTGATTTAGGTGGATTCTATAAGAGAGCCGAAATAGATGGAGTGAATGTAAAAGGTGGAGTTAATTACTAATACTCTTCATGGACTTCTATCCTGGAGTCCATGTGGAGTCTTAGACTCAAACAAACAAACTAAGGAGAAATAATGACACAAACAATAGACACAAAGAAGCATAGTAGGAAAAAGAACCTGCTACCTGCTTTAGATTCAGCACTTGACCATTTAGATGCTACAAGTGATTGGATTGCTAGAAGTTACAAGCAAGTAGAATTTAATTGCTGCAGTAGTTGTATAGGAGGCAGTGTGCAGTTCAAAGCTACTGGACCTGCGGTTATGTACAATATCCAGGATTACCAGGACTATAAAGATTCTTACAAAGAGAATCGTGAATATAATCACTACTATGGGGATAAATTAGTAAGAGAAGTTAAAGGTGAATACATCTATCTTCAACACTATATACCAAAAAACTATGGACCAGTAGAACGATTTAGATTGTATAAACAGTTGATAAATGTCTTTAATCAACATGGTATTTATGTTGATTGGGATTGGAATCAAGACCTAAAACTAAAAGTATATTTAGGTAAATACAAATCAGTATTTAAAAAGGAGGAATAATGAAATTAGCAACAAAGAACGATTATATATTAATGTATGAAATAGCTAAGCGTTTGTTAAGTGATGAACAAAAAGAAATAGTATTAGATACATATAGACACATAAAGGTTAATAAGTGTGTTGATTTTAAAATAGATAATCACTATGCAAATACTTTTCACATGAGTAATGACATAAAAGATTATTTAAAACAAACTTAATACATCCCCCTTAGTTAAGGTAGATAGTCCAGGAATCCTGATGCTTAACTCCTGGACTACTGCCTAATAACTTTTGTAATCAAGAGTTGGCGTAATAAGGACAAGCTAGTAGGATTAAACTAAGGATTACATAGGAGAAACTATGATATACCAAGTACAAAGCATTGACATGCGTGGCGGAAGAATCACATGGGAGTTTGACAACGAACATGAAGCTAAATGTCAAGTGCGAAAACTAAAAGATGAATTTGGCGATATGTTTCTAGTTAAATTAGTAAAGCTAGAAACCGCTTAATAAACAAACAAAAGAATAGAAGAGGAGGAGAAGATGCCGAATATTATAAAAGCATATAGTTATAGTGATGTAGATTCTATTGTAGAGTTTCATGTAGATATAGATGAATTTGAACATAGATGTAAGACATGTAAGGAGGACCTGGACCAAGAACTAGGTTGTGTGAATTGTTTTTGTATTCAATACTGGAACTTAAACGATAGCAGTATTCCTAGCGACATAAAACATTTAAGAGAGGTGAAGTAAATGCCTAATATATTTGATGACCCTAAGTCTATTAAGACCTGGGCAATTAAATTAGCTAACGCATGTGGAGGACAAAAGGTTGAGAAGTCTATAGTCTTGACACAACTCAACACAGGTAGGTTAGCAGAACTCCTGGACCAATTTGTCCAGGACCATAACGAAAACACAATGAAGATAGCACAACAGTTAGAAGAATCTGACAAGGAAGAGGAGGAGTAATGGATAATGTATTACTTATGCTTTTATTGTCACTACCTATTTATATAATAGGTGCATGGACAGTTGCTAACTGGCTAACAGATAAAGTAAATTTTATGTACAGAATATATCAAGAATATAGATGGAGGAAGACATATGACATTTCAAATAATAAATGATATTAAATATTTACATGGCGTTGAAGTTGAGGTAGATACTATACCTGAAGAAGCAATAGAAGAACGCTTATCAACTTTAACAATAGAGATAAATAATAAAAAACAAACAGTGAGTACATTACTTGAGCAAAGAGATGAAGTAATTGTACATGCGTACAAACATGGATTTTCTGCTATAAAATTAGGAAATCTAATTGGACTAACACGACAAAGAATATATGAAGTAATAAATAAATATGAATCCAAAAGGGAGGAAGAATAATGCCTAAATTTAATTTAGATAATTACGAAACAGTAGAAGATAGACTCAAAGTGTTTTGGAAAGATAATCCGAATGCAAGAATAAATACAGAGATAGCACACATAACTGAAGATGGAACATGTGTAACTATAAGAGCAGAAATATTTAAGCAAGAGGAAGATGCAAGACCAGTAGCAACAGGTATAGCACAAGAAACTAAAGGACAAGGTGGATTTGCTAACGCTGATGCCTGGATGGAGAATTGCGAAACTTCAGCAATAGGTAGAGCATTGGCTAACTGGAAATATCAAGGTAGTACAAAGCCAAGACCTAGCAGAGAAGAGATGTCTAAGGTCCAGGTAGAAAAGAAACCAGTTAAGAAACCTACTAAACAAGAACAAGCAGCTATGGACAAGGTAGTTGAAGAGATGGTAGCTGAACCTACAAACACAACTGGTGATGTTGGTAAGCAACTTAATCAATTACTAGAAGTTATGATTCCTGATGAAGCATTACAACAAACCATTAAACAAAATGCTTACAAAGAATTAGTTAATAATGGATTAGCAGACAAAGACATTAAATCGTGGACAAAAGAAAATATGGATGTCTTTATGACTAGAGCAGAGGACATGTTAAAGATGCTAGATAACAATACAACTGATACAGATATAGTAGAGGAAGTATTTGGTGAAGTCACTGCATCAGTTGTAAGAGCATGTCCTGAATGTAATAGTTCAGAATGGATAGAAGACAACAGGGAGAAAAAAGCAAGTGATGAACGATTTGCTAAGATACCATCATGGAGTTGTAGCACATACCAGGGTAACAATGGTTGCGGTTGGACTGCATGGGGAGATACTGATTGTCCTAGCGAATGGCTTTAGAGGATGGCGGTATATCAATTAATGTGGAAAAACTTAAAGTTAAATTAAAAGAAAAATATCCAAATTACAATTTTGATATACCTCCAGAACCTGACAGGTTACATAAAGCACCGCATTTATGTAAAACAAATACCATTTTTTATACAGACAAAG